CTATTACAACACATTCTGATTCCTTTGTGTTTTTTGTAGCAATTAATAAAGTTGCGAGGATTCTTCTCGTATTCTCTTGCATAGGTTAAACTTAACTCAACAAACGAGTTATTAACTATTTCATTGAATAAATCAAGCCTTTCTTTTGCAGATAGTTGCTGCCAACTCATTAGTCCTTTTTTATGTAGTAGATGTAATTATATCCTTTTTTCTTTTGCTCGTAGAAAAAGTCGTTTAAAATCATTTGCTTGGCTTCATCTACTTTGTCCTTGTAGTATTTCAAATAAGCGTTTATTTCTATTTTGCCATCTACCATTAATCTATCGTACAAGTGTGGGTGCATTTCTCTTGTAGATACTCCGTTTAAATAAGCGGTAAAGCCTTTGTTTACTTCTTTATTCCATTCTTCTTGTTTCTCTGGATATCGTTGGTCATAAATAGTAACATCTGCCGTTAGTAGTGGAGTTTCGTAATATGATCGTTGTTGTCCTCTTCGGTTTGTGAAAGTTCGTACCCAATCAATAATTGTTTCGGGGTCGGCTGAATAAACCTTTCCATAATCTCCCGACAAACCGCTTTCAAAGATTGACACTAAATCGTTCATTGATATTTCTGGATATCGTTTTTTAATAACTTTCATTACAAGTTCTTCGGTTTCATCGGAGACCTTTTTAAATCTTCTCAAGTATTCAAATGCAGGATTCATATAGTGTCAATTTGGTTTTTAACTTTAATCCAATGTTTAATTCTTGTTTGGTCTTTTAACTTTAATAATTTAGTTACAACATATAAATTTGAAAATAATTTTGCTTGTTTTTTGTTAAAAGATAATTTATTCTTTGCGTAGTCTAATAAAAATTTTGCATCTTCTTTTGGTGTCATAGTTCAGATAGTTTTTTGTTTCCTAATATAGCAAGTGTTTGTTTTATAGATTCCGTTGAGGGTTCTATTTTAGTTCGTGTTATCCATCCGCTTACTGAATGTACCCAAGATTTCATTTTGTTCTTACCTATAAACCAACCTACACTTTCGTAATAATCTATAAATCTTTTAGCTTGATAGGAAGCGGTTTTTTCATCCCATTTGTTTAACATTATTTCTTTTACTTGTTCTTCTGTTGGTTTAATAAATCCTTTGCCTTGTACTTCTTTGGTTTGAAAATCAATATCGTACCGAGATAATAAATCTATTACTTTTTTATGAATAGGACTTGAAGGGTTTAATTCGCTTCCATATTGGAATTTAACAAAGTCAATACAAAGTATTTTACTATCGGGTAATTTCTCAAATTGATTGCCGTTGTCAATGTTTAAAAGGATTTCTTCATCTACTTTGTTACCGATAACATAAGAGGCGAGAGTAAAGTTAGGCTTCCAGATTCCGGCAAGGTCGCATTTATCTCTTACATATTTAACTAAACACTTCTCCGTTGGAGTACAACTCATAAACCATTCTTTCTCCCAGATATCAGTATCAACAAATCGTTTTGGCATTTTCATAGTATTTTAAATTTTCAGCAAATTCAACATCACTTTCGTATCTAACAAATGGCATCTTTTGTGCTATTACTCTTTTATATTTAGTATCAATTCCTAAAAGATAAGCATATTCTTCAACCTTTGAATAGTAGGGATAAAAATAAAAGTCCTTTGTTTTAATGTAGTGTTCTATTTGTCTTCGTTGGCAAGATAAAGGGGAATGGTCAGAATACCCAACCATTGAAGCTATTTCTTTTATTCTTAATGGAAAGTGTAAAAAAATAAAATAAGAAAGTGCTTGTCTTATTGAGCAAATAGATATGTGTCTTTTATTTGAACTTCGTTTAGTAAATTTTGATCTTCTGTTTTTTAGGTCATTCATTGTGATTCCGTATTCCTCACAAATCATTTCTATTAATCGTGTTGCTTTTTCGTGTGTGTTCATATTGTTCTATTGCTTTAAATATTTGATATACTACTTGTGGGACTATTGCGTTGCCTCCTGCTTTGATTGATTCGTTTCTCCATTTAGAAAAGGTAATAGAGTCCAATCGGTCGGAAAGCCCATCATCTCCATTACAAATTGGGGAGACAGTTGGGAAGGTTTCCCACTTATTTCTCTGCTCATTTTTACTAATGAATTTTGATTCTCCAATCCTGTTACTTTGTCTCCGCAATCCGATGCCATTGGTGTTGGTAACATCTGATTTTGTATGTATTGAGGTAATCCCAATTGTAGATTTATTCCCTTTTCTGCCCACATTTCTTTTCTCTTTTGATATTTGTCCGTTTGTTGTGGGTCTTTGTAATCTCTGCTGTTTGGTGTCGGAAGCATTCCCATTGTCATTGCTCTGCTCAATGTCATGCTGTGCATACTCCCCTCCTTGATTTGTGTTGATTTCATATTTGCTGTTGCTGATGTGCTGTCCATTGCTGTTGGCGTTGGAAGAAATCTCGCTACATTGTTGAGTTTTGCTCCAAATCTTGTTCCCGTGTTGTCCGATGTCCGATAGAATGTTCCATTCTGACCTTGTGATATTTGGTCTATTCTTTTTGGACTTCCCTCTGTGTCCGCTACACTTGGAGTGGGCAATAAACCATATTCTGTCCCTTCTGTGGGGAGCGTTAACGGCCGCAGCTGGCAATAAAACCGGGAATACTTCGTACCCTTCAGCTTCCAAATCAGATTGCACTTCGTGGAATACCAACCCTCCATTCCAATTAACAAGCCCATAAACATTTTCGCCCACGACCCAACTTGGTTTAATCTCTCTAATTGCTCGTAACATTTCTGGCCAGAGGTGGCGGTCATCTTCTTTGCCAAGTCTTTTGCCTGCTTGGGAGTATGGCTGGCAAGGGAATCCTCCTGTGAGAACATCAATTTTGTTTGCATACTTTGTAAAGTCACTTTTTGTTATGTCAGTAAATAATTCTACATTAGGCCAATAGTAATGTAATACCTTTTGACCAAACTCATTCCATTCACAATGAAACTTATTCTCCCAACCCATCCACTCTGCTGCAAGGTCAAAGCCACCAATTCCGCTAAATAGAGATCCGTGTGTCATTTGTAGGTTTCAATTATTATTTCTAATTCAGACCTTGACCATTTCTTTGTTTTTATTTCGGCTTCGGCTTCCAATCTCAAAACAAATTCTTCGCCATATCTTTTAACAAGTCCTTGTCTGTATTTAATTAAGTTACCAGAAAGATACATATTGCAGCGAATACATTGTCCGTTAGTATTAAAGTATCCTACTTCGTGTGGCAGAGCAAATCTTAAAGCAGAATGCTGACCTTGTGAAAAGTAATGCCCTGCCTGTTGTACTTCGCTATCGCAACTTATACAACCAAGTTCTTTGTCTCGTTCTCTAATATGAGCGTTGAATTTGTCTTGAGCCTTCTTTAAAAGTTTCGGAAGGGGAGTTAGTTTAGCCATTAGAACGGAAGGTCATTCGGTGGGGTGTTATCGTGTACGAACTTTGGATCAAGTTTATACTTTGATTCTTCGGGTTTCCAAGTATCAATCGTTATAGAGACATCCTTTCCGTATTGGTCTGGTTCTGCTTTTACGTTGATGTTTACTTTAATGAACTTGCTACCTTTGTACTCTTGGATATGCTCTTTTATTTTGTCCAAGTTAATAGAGGCTTGTAGCCAAGTGTCTGACTTTTTTTTACCGCTTCCGCAGTAGATTTTTTTTTCCATTTTGTTTAGATTGTTTCGTAAATTAATTCTTTTTTGTCTGGTAACCCTTCTTGTTCAATGTGTTTAGCGAATGTAATTGCTTTTTTGTAAACTTCATCTTCATTTGCTGAATCAAAAAGAAAACATTTGATATAAGATTCATAGTCCTCTTTAGCTTCATAAACGCAATACATTTTTCTGTCAAGCGTTACCTCTCGGTAGATTTTTAGTTTCATAATTTAATTTTTGATTCGAAGTCGGTGCGGGATTCGAACTCGCATTTCTCTACTACAAGTAAAGGTGTTACCAATTACACTAACCGACTTTCCTACTAACCTTGCAACTGCTTTCTAAATTGCAAAGACTTTTT